GCCCCCTATGCGGCAAAGCGGGAACGCCCCGCGGGGGTACTCTCTTACCCAACCAAATTTTTCTAAAAGGTAAAAAGCAGAGTTAAACAGCAAAGAGAATTTTATTTATAAAAAGGCAAGGAAAGAAAAGCAAATTAACAAAACTTTCTAAAAGGTAAAAAGCGTCTATTTGTTAAGCAAAAAAGCTATTAAAAGGTAAAGACTTGCGAGAATGATAAAATTTTGGTAAGGTATTGGTATGAGAGACAAAGAAAAGTACGAAAAGTATCTAAAGAGCAAGCGTTGGTTGAGGCGAAGGGCGTTGGTGATAGAGCGTAGTGGTGGATATTGCGAGGAGTGTGGGGAAAAAATCGGCACGAAAGGCGAGGTACACCACTTAACTTACCGACATTTTGGTAATGAGCAGATAAACGAGTTGAGATATTTGTGTAAGAAATGCCATAGGAAGCACCATTTTGTAAAAAAATACTTGACAAGAATTAAAAAGTATGGTAAAAGGTAAAATATGGGATAGGTTTGACTTCCAAAACAAAAAAACGGTATGATAATACCGACCTCGCACGCAAAGCCTATTTGCGTAAAAACAAATTTGACAAAAGGGTAAAAATGAGTAATACATACGGCAAGAAATTCAAGAAAGTGATAAAAAACAGGCGACTTACATACGACGAAGTGGCTTATAAGTTAAACCTGAAAGGCAGACAGAACATAAACTATATGCTTAACCACCAAACAGACGAGAATTGGAAATATGCAGATATAGAAAAGATGTGTTCGGTTTTAAGAATACCGATAACATACATTTTAGGAGAGAAATGATACCGCCGAACAAACTATTAGTTAAGATAATAAAAGATTGTGGCTATTCTGTAGCAGAAATGTCGCAAAAGATATATGGAAATACAGAAACACTAGCTTGTATGGTATCAAGGGATAGACTAAATATGAATATTGTAGGGAAAATAAGCGAGATATTAGGAATAGACCTAACATTTCTTGCAAAAGAAAATAGAGGAAGTGCAAAGATAATAAGATAAGGGCACGGACTGTATAACACGGCGAAACATTAAATTAACAATAAGGTGATAAATGGAACTTCATAAAAGGCATTTAGTAGACAATGAGGATTTAGATAAATTAAGAAAGAAATTTAGGCAAGTGCTAAATGATAAATGTTCCACGTGGAACAAAATAGACTTACAATTTGAACTATTAAGAGCCAAAGCACTTTGCGAAATTGTAGAGAATATGTATGTGCATAATGATTTTGTAGCAAGCTGTTATGCTTATCAATATACCTTGCCTTTAATAGAAAGATTGGTAGATTATTGTTATAATAATTTTTCAAAAAAAGATGTTAAAGAGTGGTGTGCAGAGAAAACAAAAACAACAGAAGTAAAAAACGCACTTACTGGTGATGTAATAGATTTTAACAATTTAGGATATATTTGTGATTACCTACAAATGAACCAAATGGCGATAGCTAGTAGATATTTTATTAAATACAATATTCAGTATTTAGAAAGAGATAAGGCAGAAAAAGATTATCCAAATAGAGCAAGGATTTTAGAAAGTTTTATTTGGTGGGTAAATCAAGGATTATTAGGTTTGTTTGACTTAAAAATGCCTAGTGATACTGCTAAATATGACTTTAAGCCTGAAACTATAATTTTTTCAACCTTTCCAAGTAGTGGTAAATCTTATGTTTGTAATACAGCTAATCAAATGTTTGCGATTTTATCTTCATTGATAAAAGGTATGGGTGGTTGTTTAAGAATAGGAAATGAGCAAGGAAATATCTTTAGACAAAGCCGACAAACAATGAATATGATTGAAAATAAGCTAATTTTTGACATTTATCCCGAATTAAAGCAATATATTAATAAAACAAGTGGGAAATATAGACCATTCCAAAAAGAAAGTGAAGAAGAATGGGGTATGCAAAATGTGTATTTTGACCCTGCAACCTGTGTTTTCAAAACAAGAGATAGCTCAATAAACTCTGTCCGTTGCCAAATAGGTATGATGGATGACCCAAGTCGTGGCTTGCAAGAATGTAATAATATTGAAATACATAAAAAAATAAATCAGCTTTATGTAGGTGATTTTGATGATAGATTTAAAAGTCAAGGTACTAAATTAAAAATTTTGACAGGAACGATGTATAATCCCTTTGATGTTTTTGCTACTCAAATAGAAAGTTCACTTGCAGACGGATATTTTATTGATGATAGATTTACAAAAACAGAGGGAACTGGTAAAGATATAAGAGTTATTTCAAGTTGTAAAACACTTATAAGCAAAGATAAAAAAACAATTGTTATTCTTAATGACATTGAAGATGAAGAAGGTAATTCCGCTTTTCCCGAATTTATATCTACGGCAGACTTACAAAAAAAGAAAAAAGCTATGGATGCTTATACATACGCTTGTGTATGGCGACAGAAACCAATTCCTGCCGAAGGACTTATCTTTGATTATAATCTTTTAAGAATAGAAAAAGATTTGCCTTATGACGACCTTACACAATATTCATTTGCATATATAGACCCTACAAGAAAAAGAGCAAGCGATTTCTTTTCAATGCCTATATGTAGAAAACATAAAAATGGTGATTTTTATCTTACAGATGTAGTTTATGGCAGAAAAGCATCAAGAGATTTTTTAGACGAGATAATCAATAAAATTATAGAAAACAAAATTATAAAAATTGTAATAGAAAAAAATGTTAGTGAAGATTTAGATTTGCTTTTAGAAAAATTAAAACAAAAGGGTGTTGAGTGGTGTGAAATAGTTACTATATATAATACTGTTAATAAAGCACAAAGAATAGCGGATATGGCAGGAACAGTTAAACGATACATAATATTCCCGCCTAAAGAAAAATATGGCACAAAAACACCTTTAGGATTATTTATACATAAACTTACTGAATATTCTACTGTCAAAAGTAATGATTATGATGATGCTCCTGATAGCCTTTGCGGTTTTTGTCAGCACTTTATAATTAATACAGATAGGAGAAACATTGTAACAAGTAAAAGAAGATTACCTTTTTAAAGGAGAAAAAATGATATATGTTATAATAATATTAAGCCTGATATTGGTGATATCAGTGTTCCCAGAAATATATAATAGTATTGTTAAAATCATTGATTACTTAAAGGAGAGAAAAAATGGAAAAAGCAATGACAATAAAAAAGCCAAAAGAAATAAAAACAAAAAATAGCCAAGATAAAAGAGTTAGGGTAATTAGTTTACCACAAGACTTTTTTCAATACAAAACAAAACTTATCAAAAAATTAGATAGTTTTGACCCTGCTATTTACGAAGGCAGTTTATCACAATTTGTAGTAAATTTAATAGAAACTTTACCATATTTTGCTGAAAGGCGAGATAAATGCAGAGAAATGGACTATAAAGACTTTGCAAAAGGCTACGAATATTATCTTAAAGTGGCTATGCTTATAAATGAAAAAACCAAATACATACCTACATTGCCTGACTATTGTAAATTTGTTGGTCTAACTGTCAAAAAATTTAATCTTAAAATGCAATTTAAGAATGAGCTAGGCGATGTTTTTGATATGATTAATAATGATTTGCAAGGAAGGACTATACAAAGCATAATGCTTGACGATATAAACAATATTTCGGGGATATTCGTTGCTAAAGCAACTTTGGGAATGAGAGATACAGAGCAACAAGTTACTAATATTAATATACTTAATACTACTAGAAGTATTGACGACATTATGAGTGATTTAGAAAAATATAAGGCAAATAAAATAGAGAACTAATTAAAAATACTTGACAAATATCTTTTTTTATGGTATGTGTTAAAATAGGATATGGAAAATATTAGCAAAAAAATTAAATGCCCTATATGTGATGCAGAAGATAACTATCTTTTAGATAAAAAGGATAATTATATTCTCGCACAAGGTAATATTTCCTATGACTTACGCAAAGCAAACTTAAAAGGAAAATGTAAGGTTTGTAAGCGTATAATTAAGTATAGTATACAAAAATGAGTTTATTCATTGTATAAACCTCCGTTCCTGTCTTGAGGGGCATTAATTTGCCCCTTATAGACATAAAAAACAAATGAGAGAGGATTATGGGATTAGTTAAACTGACAGACCAATTATCAGGTAGAAAGGTAATTAAAACAAATCTTGTCTTAACGGGAAATCCTCGTGAAGATATAATTACTATACCAAAAATTCTTGAACAAACACTTCCTATACATAGAGAAAATGTCGAACAAATGAACAAGCTTTTTTCTATATATTTCAATGATAATAAGGCTTGGCAAAAAATAAAAACCACTAGGGGAGATATTAATAACAAAATAGGTGTTCCTAATGCTTGGGCTATAAGTAGAACAATAAATGGTTATTGTTTTGGTGAACCTATTAAATATGTTGCCAGAAATGATACCGCAGAAAATCAATCCGAAATAGAAAAGCTTTCAAGCTGGCTTGATTATAGAGCAAACCACACAAGTACAATTATGGCTACTTTAACGGCTAGTGTTTGCGGTCTTGGATATAAATTAGCTTTAATGACAAATGATACAAATGACGAAATTCCATTTGTTATAAATGATGAAATAATATATCCTCAAAACGCTTTTGTGGTTTATAACAATAAAGCTATTAGGCAAAAAGTTATGGGCGTTTTTATTGGTGATAATTATAATGACAAAAACGAGAAAGATGGACTAACTTATACCGTTTGGACTAATACTCACCAATATATATTTATTGAAAACAAAAATTCAAGTGGTGAAGATAATAAGTTTGTCGCACAAGAACAACCTTTCGGAAAAGGAACGACATATGCTTATCCATTAGTTGCCAAAAAAATACCACTTGTTGAAATAGAAAGAAATCCCTTTAGAAAAGGCGATTGGGAAGTTATAATAGACTTGATTAATCTTAAAAACTTATTGCTTTCAAATCGTATTGATGATATACAACAAGTAGTTGATTATGTATTAGTGTTAATTAATTGTCAATTTGAAAACGATGNGGATAAAAAAAATATATTACGAGATAGGCTTTTAGAATTAACTGTTAAAGACCCACAAAATAAACCTAGCGTTGAAATACTAAAAAATGCTTTAGACCAAACAGGTGTTCAAATATTATCTGATTGTATAGATTTACTTATTCAAGAGTGTGTTGGGATACCAAACCGTCAAGAAAGAGGTGGTGGTGGCGGAGATACAGGTCAAGCAGTTNAGTATAGAAATGGTTTTCGTGATTTAGAAAATAATGCNGGACTTNTTATACCTAAAATGGATAAAGCTGAATTAGAGTTTTTAAGTATATGTATTAGTTATGCTGAAAAGTTTGGAAAGAAATTAGGTAATCTAAAGCCGTATGATATAAGATGTAAATTTATTCGTTCACTCAATGATGACCCTGTTGCTTCTTCACAGGCTTATGTAAACTGCAAAGTTGGTGGAATGAATGACTTAGATGCACTAATTGTTAGTAAACTTGTTACTGATGCTAGTGAAGTAGCTAAAAACAATAAAAATGCTTTTGAAAATGGCTTATTAAAAATACAGATAGAAGAAAAAGCAAAAAAAGGTGTGTTTGNAGAAACAACTATACAAACACCTACACCTAAAGAAGGTGAAAATAACACTGATAATAACGGTGAATAACCTTATTAAATAAATTATATCAAACTATATAGGACTTTATGGATAGAACTCAAATGAGGGCTTGAAAACTGGACTATATAGGAGGAGGAAAAATGGCAAA